AACTCCCTAAACGATTTCGCCCATCCGATTTTCGAATCTGCAACATTGATAACTGTATCTGTTTCATGGAACTCCTCCGCAACTTCCGGTAGTTTCTGTACGTATTGACGCTCTACACTGAAGCCAACACCCGTGCCACACATGAGCACGTACATCATTTCATCAAACGCTTTGGGGTGATCTATAGGCAGATAGCTACAGTTAAACCCTGCTACGTTGTCACGCTCCAGCGCCTCTCCTGCGGTCATCAGTGCTCGCATGGAGGGCATTACGTCTAAGTTATGTACAGCCTCGTAAACCTCCTTACGTGCAGGCTCTGGCAGATCATCGCCCCAGAAGTTTACGTATCTATTGACTGTTTCTTCCCAAGTTTCCCTACGCTTTTCCTCTGGCAAGTATCTTGCGTATCGACTCTTGTGTATGTACTGTTGATATGCGTCCATCTAGTCTGTTACTCCTAACGTTTCGTTAATAATTGCTTGGCCTGCCATCTGCAAAAGCATATACACACCATCAGGGTACTGCTCGTTGGACGCTACTTCAAACATCTCACCGTCTTCGTACATCACAACAGCCACCTTTACCTTACGTCCCTCCTCCTCGTGTTGCATCGCCTTGACTACAAACGCTGATAGAAACTCTGATGTGGTGATCTCTTTTTTATCTTGGTCTTTGTTACCAAACTTCCCTTCTACTACTTTCATAAGGCTACCTCCTTGATTAACCAATCTAGGTAGACCCTAGCTTTACGGAGGTCCTCTACGCCGTTCTTGTACTCGTACCTCCAGAGGTATTTCAAGCAGTTGCCCTTGAGATACCCCTTGTACTCTTGTGGGTGCATGGACGCCTTGATTGCTTCAATGGCCTCTATCGCTCCCTTGTTGTAGTGATCTGGTTGTGTCACTGGGTTGCTCTTGTCCTGTGGGTGGTACAGTTTACCTACTGCTGTCTTAGACACTTTGTTCCACTCCTCTGGCGTTACGTCGTCTAAAGATTTCTGCTTCTCAAGATTCTTACGTAACTCATCGCAGTCTTTGGCGTACTTTGCACAATCTTCTTCGCTCATGCTCCATTCATTCTTCATACTCTTCCTCTAGTTCCTCGTGAAAATTCTCTAGCTTCTTGAGTAGTTTATCTTCAAACCTGTCTAGTATTTCTTCTGATGAAATCTGCAGGGCTTCCAGAAGATCGTCAGGATCATAGAACCGCAACAGCTTCTCCTTAATTTCTTCTAGTGTCAGAGACATAATCAACCAACTCCTTAAGCGTATCTATATTATACCATAAAATTTCATGTTTGTCACACCATTCTGCCATAGTAAGTTTGGTACTTTTACTCACTTTCTGATTAGGCTTCATCAGTACAAAGATGAGTTCTTGCGTCTCTGGGAGACACTGAGAGATCGCTCTATACTTCTGCGTGTCTCCTGATCGAAAATATCCTTTGCACTCAATAAGGTACGTTCGTCCGTTGAGTTCGTACACAAAGTCTGGGGTGTACTTTCGTTCGATCCTGTACGGGATTTGGAACGGTTCGTAGCTAAAGCCAAATGGTTGTAACTGCGTGGCGACATCTTTTTCAAACTCCGACCTGAAGTTACCTAATTTAGACTTCCGTGACCTTCGGCTCATTGACCACCTCTGTTAAATATCTGGGACCACTTGAGTACAGGAAAGTTCTTACTCCGGGCCAACAGGTAAACTTGTAGGGACAGTACGAACAACCGACTGCGAGCTTTTTGTTTCCACTTTTGCCATCTGGTACGACTTCGTGGCAGTGCTCTGGTGCCTCCGGTTGCTCCACTAGCTTTTTTATGCGTTCGATGTGCTCCTCTATGTCATAGCCAATCTTTTCGTGAACGGGAGCCTGTGTGTCCTCTGTGTCATACATGAGGTACGTCAGATGTCCGTTCTGCTTGTCCATAGCTAGCCAGCCGAACTTAGTCTCGTTTTCTGAATGTGCATATCCCTTAATTTGAGCAACGTATCCAAACGGGTCATCATAAGCCAAACTTCCATCCTTGAATTTTTTAAACCCAAAAGACGAGACGCTTTTAATATCAGTGACAACACCGTCAATTTTGCAGTCCATAGACCCCGTAATACCACGTACTTCACACTTCTTCTGTTCATCTGTCACCTCGTGTCCTGATAGTCTGGTTAAAAAGAGTAGCATCTCTTCGATCAGATGCCCGTACATAAACTTGACGTAGGTGTTAGGAGTCATTTCCTCCTGTACGTCAGGATTGTTCACCACGTTCCAGAGGTAGCGATCATCACGCCCGATGTTTGACATTCGTAGCTTGCGTCCGTCACGCTTTTCTGTGAACAGGTTTGCCATGAGTCGCTTGCAGTTCTCACCAAAGCGTTCAATCTCATCGTACAGATCGACACCATCAGCAGGCTCTTTTTCAGACACTACCTTGTAAATGTCATCTACCAGTGAGTAAAGTTTGTTCATGCTTGATGCTCCACAAAACGACACTTACGTGTGTCTGGGTTAAAATGTACGTAGCATACGTTCAGTTTTTTCTGTCTGTCTGTGCGTCCCTTCAAGTTGGTGCGCCTGTAAGATTTAATGTCCAGAAACTTCACCTGTCCCTCTGGGTCAACACAGATCATGTCTACAGGTCCCGTAGCCCCAGCGTTGACAAACACTTCGTAGCCGTTGTCCCAGAGCCAAGTGACTGCGTAAAACTCTGCAATGTCGCCTATGCGATTACTGTCTGTTACTTTGGTCATCAGTGTGTCTCCGCCCACGTTGATCCGACTTTGTACTCTCCGTCAAGGGGGCATCTGAGTTCAAAAGAAATGCCAGCCGCCTTGATGCACTCGACTGCGAGCCAGCCAAATTTCTCTGCTTGTTCTGTAGCCACCTCCGATTGTATCTCGTCATGTATGTTCCCTATAAACTTGTAGTCAATGTTGTGTTGTGTTGCGTAGTCATCAAGCAATACCAGCGCACGTTTCATAATGATTGCACCAGCAGACTGCAAGAGTGTGTTCAGTGCACTATGCTCTGATCTGACCCAAAGCTTTCGTCCGTCGATTCCGATGAGGTATCCTTTCCTAGAAGCAGATCCAACTCGTTCTCGTAGAGTTTCAAGAGAAGGTGTATTTCGTAGAAAGCGTGTCCTAAGCGCATTGCCATCTTTTGCCGTTCCTCCGACGATGCTTCCAATTTTTGCGTCTCCTGCTCCGTAGAGGAAAGCATAGATGAAAGTCTTTGCTTGAGGTCTTGTTGCAAGCCCAGAAGCAAGTTGATTTCTGGTGTGAATGTCGTCTCTAAGCAAGACATTTGTAAACTCCTCGTCGCCCATGTAGTGAGCGAGCATACGTAGTTCTAGTCCACTAGCGTCAACACCCACTAGCTTACGTCCCTCTGGCACAATCCAGCAGTCCCTGCACTCCTTGCCAAACTCAGAGTTAACTGAGGGGACCTGTGCCATGTTGGGGTTCTGGTGAGTCATACGTCCGGTTACAGCACCGTTTGTAGTGACCCTGCCGTGTACCCTACCGTCTTCCTGTACGTGCTCTATCCACGAGTTGACTTGGGCGTACCGCTTTTGGAGTAAGAGGTATTCCAGTACTTGTTGCGCTTCGGGAACATGATGATTCTCTTTAAGCGCCTTTTCGTCAACAACTGGTTTGCCTGTCGGAGTGAGGTCCGTCCATACTGCACCCTTAGCTGTAAGTCTGTCTGCCACTTGCTGACGGGAGCCAACGTTGAATACAGTGACTTTATCCTTAAGCCGTTTACCAGTTTTCTCTGAGTATCGCTCCTCAACAATCGGCGGGAAAAGCGCCTGAAGATCCGCTTCAATAACATTCATTCTCTCCTTAAACTTGGCACACAGGATGTGGCACAGTCGCTGATCTAGTAGCCAACCGTTGCGCTCCTGTCCCTGTATGACCCACTGAACCTCGTGCTCCAGATCAATGCTGTCCTGAGAGAACCCGTCTAGCTCCACCTGTAGCCTCTTGTACACAGCCTCTGTCACCTCTGCGTCACGGATGCAGTAGTCGATCATTTCAGGAGACAGTCTAGACCAATCATCGTGGTCACCTTTTGGAAAGCCTAGGATGTTGCCCCAGTTTCGCAGGGAGTGACCACCAGACCGGCTGGGGTCTGCCAAGCGTGACAGAATCAGCGTATCAGTGACCATACTCCGGTCAAAACTAAAGTTCCAAATACGCTCAAGTACAGGCACATCAAAACCAATTCCGTTGTGGAAGACGAACGTGCATCCTTCACGATCCGATACATACGCTTTGAAGTCTTTCTCATTGCATATTACCTCCGATACTCCGTTGTGTCGGCACACTGCACACCAGATAGTTGTGGCGTCCAGACCGTCAGTCTCAATGTCACAAAAGACTAGATTCAAAACTCAGTCTCCGGTGGGTTAGGGTTAGCACACTCGTGGATACGTCCGGTAAACTTGTCGTACCGTAGCCAGCAGGCTGGGCCTGTCTCTCCAGCGTAACGGTTCTTCAGCACCCTGACGCACGTAGTGTTCCTGATTGTTTCGTCCTCGTGGTGGTGGTTGCGTTCCATGCCGATGACGATATCGGAAAGCTGTGCTATGCTCTGGCTACCACGTAGGTCCTGCAGGCTGATGCGGCCTCCGTCCTCGTGTGCAGTCCCAGAGCTACGCTTCAGGTGTGACACGAGAAACAATGTGATCCCTGTCTCAGCAACCAGTGTGCGTAGCTTGGTCATAATCTCATCTATAGCTTTCCGTTCGTCCCCGTTCTCTTGAGAAGAAACCACGATGGATAAGTGGTCGAGTATGATATATCGACAGTCGCAGGCCTTTGCCATGTGCCGTACTCTTGAAAGAAGCTCGTCGGCTGACGTTGATCCCCAGTGATCGAAAAGGTAGTAACGTCCAGACCCCATCGTTGCTTCCCAATGAGGTCTAAGCTCATCAACAGGCGTGTCTTCCTCCAAGTGGAGTCGCCTAGATGATGCCACCGACATAATTCCCAAAGCTGTCGTTGCAACGTCCTCCTCCAGTGCAAGTACACCGATGTTGGCGTCTGTGCGTTGAAGCAGATCGTACTCAAGTTCTCTGATAAACTGGGATTTTCCCATACCACTACCGCTGGTGATAGTGACAAGTTCGTAGGGTCTGTGTCCTCTTGTGATTTCATTTAGTCCGTCCCACGGGTACGGTATGCTCTGTACCTGTCGCTTGTTGACCAAGGCCTCCCATGTGTCAGCACCAGCGATGATACCGTCCGGTCTGTACACCTTTGCGTCCCACCACGCCTGCGTAAACTCCTGCACCCTGTTAGCCATGAGCATCTCACTGGCGTCCTTTAGGGGCAGTGTGCATATCTTCAGCTTGTTGGGACTGAACAGGTCCTTGATCTGCTCTACAGCAAGCTCACCGGCCTTGTCTTGGTCAAAACAGATGACCACGTTGTCGTAGCCCTCTAGCCACTCTAGCTGTGCCTTGATCTCCTTTGCCGCACTCCCAGCACCAGACCGTAGGGACACCACATCGTACTTCTGTCCAAACATTTCGTA